ACAGAAATAACTCCGTCTGGTACGGAAACTTGGACAGAGATACAGTGAGGTAAACATGGCAAGTACATATACAGCAAATAGTGGTATAGAAAAGATAGGTGCTGGTGAACAAGCAGGTACTTGGGGAAATACTACAAACAACAATTTAGACATACTTGACAGAGCAATAAGTGGTGTAGGGGCCATAACATTATCTGGTACGACTCATACGCTTACAACTAGCGATGGAACATTATCAGATGGTGGTTTTGCTGTGTTGGTATTAGGTGGGTCTCCGTCTGGTACAAATACAATAACTATATCGCCTAATGACCAAGATAAAGTTTACATAGTACAGAATGGCACAAGTCAAACAGTTACATTTACTCAAGGATCTGGTGCAAATGTATCGCTAGTTGCTGGATCAAAGAAAATTATATTTGCAGATGGAGCAGGATCTGGTGCAGCCGTAACTGATGTAACAGATGCACTTGATGTGGCAACATTAAGATTAGGTGGCACAGCCGTTACATCTACTGCAGCAGAGCTAAATCTTATGGATGGTGGTACAAGTGCTGGAACTACAGCCGTTGCAGCAGGCGATGGTATTGTAACTAATGATGGTGGTACAATGAGACAAACTACTGCCGCTACTTTTTCTACATATTTTAATGCTAATCTTGTAACAGTTCCAAGTGCTATAACATCAACATCAACATTAACGCCAAGTGCAGCACAATCTATATATCAAAAAGTTGATACATCTGGCGGTAATGTCACATTAACTTTAGCAATAGGTAGTTTAGCAATAGGTCAATATATAATTGTGGACAAAACAAGTTCATCTAACACATTAACTTTAGCTTACCCATCTAACTCACAAGGTGTGACTCTTGGCAGTTCGGCATCTTTTGCAATAGCTATTAATCAAAATGGAACTATTTTTACTTTTGTAGAATCAATTAAATATTAGGTGATACATGGCAATACCATTAATATCAAATGTAGGATTTACCGAAGTAAGCTCATCTGGCAGTTTAAATACAAAAGCTGGTGATAAGACTAAATTACCAATACAGTTTTTTAGGTTATCTGGAGCAGTCACTGGTGCTTTAACACTTGATAATAATTCTGCACATAAAAAAATAATACTTGATACAAATGGTAACAACATAACAAACTCTAGTGGATCACCTTTGACAACTAATTCTAGTACAACATTAGAATTAAAAGGCAGTGGTAACGTACAATCAACATTAAAAACATTTACAAGCTCTGAAAGTAGTACAAGCCACACGGGTACAACAACTTTAAGTGCGGCAGACAATTCTACTGTAGTTGTAACGTCAGTTGCAAGAACAGCAGATATATCAGAATCAGGAGGGGTAAGTGTTGCGGCTGGCTTTGGTGGCTCTTACTCTACGTCCTCAACAATTTATTTACCTAATTCAGAATTAATAACTCATCCATCCAATCCTGGAGGTAATACGGGATCTCCAAGCTCTGCTGCTAATGCTGCTGCTAACACAATGTTTACTATAGTTGGTGGTGCTAATATGCCAAACATACAATCTGGTGCAGGCTTTTCAGTAACTATATCTCATAGCGGATCAACTACAACACACACAGCACCGACTTCTACATCAGGATCTCAAGGTAGTGTGGGATATACAGTCAACTTCGACAATGGAGGTAATAAAGGTATTGCATTTACACTTCGTAGTGGTAATCATGTTAGATGCAGAAGTATTAGTGATCCTAGCACAAGTGGTATTTCTGCTCCATCTGTATCTGCTATGCAAATACCAAATAATACAGTAGCAGGTGGGGGTAGAACTATAGCTTTTACAAACAATTTAGCTATATCTGTGGTGTTAACTGGTGAAGATCCTTTTGATTCTGTAACAGTGTCGGCTGGTGCAACAAACACACAAACAAGATCCACGACTGACGGATCATTTAGTTTAACAGGTACAATATCTGGAAATGATGGCAGTAGTAGACCCTTTGCTTTAAAAGATATTAATGACGGAACAGGTAGCGTCAACGAAGATGCTTATACAGGAACTAAATCAGTGAGTGCGTTCTAATGCCAATGAGAGCTTTGAAATTTAAACCTGGAATAGTATCTGATATTACATCGTACAGTAATGAAGGGGGCTTTATTGATGGTGACAAAGTAAGATTTAGATTTGGTTTTCCAGAAAAATTTGGTGGCTGGGAAAAATATAGTCCGAATACTTATGAAGGATCAGCAAGACGTTTACATAATTGGGTGGCTCTTGATGGTTCTGATTTCATGGGTATTGGTACACATCTTAAATATTATATAGAAGAAGGCCAGACATTTAACGACATTACACCCATACGAAATACTACATCAGCAGGCGATGTTACCTTTGCCGCTACAAACGGATCAACAACAATAACAGTTACAGATCCAGCACATGGTGCTAATGAAAAAGACTTTGTAACATTCTCTGGTGCAGTTAGTTTAGGTGGCACAATTACGGCTACGATACTTAATGCAGAATTTCAAATAGCGTCATTAATAAGTTCTAATTCTTATACAATCACATCAAGCGTAGCAGCTAATGCTTCTGATAGTGGCAATGGTGGTGGAAGTATTGTTGGTACATATCAACTAAACGTAGGATTAGACGTAACAGTTGGTGGAACTGGTTGGGGTGCTGGACAGTGGAGTGGTACAACCTCTGGTGCTTTAGCGACACAACTTAACGAAGCCTTAGACAATAGTGAGACTGCCGTTGATGTGGATGACGAAACTGGTATGAATACAGCAAATGATGTTATACTTGTAGACAACGAACTTATGCTTGTATCGGCAACCACGGATGACAATACAATGACCGTAGCTCGTGGACATAGTGGTACGGATGCCGTGACTCATGATGACAACACACTTGTAAGATTAGTCGTAGGTAATGCAGATTCTGCTAATGACTTTGTTGGATGGGGTAATGCAGCAAGTGTTACGACTCCTGGAGCACAGATTAGATTATGGTCACATGATAATTTTGGAGAAGATATAATTATTAATCCAAGAGATAGTGGTATATTTTACTGGGATAAAACAAATGGTTTAAGTAATAGAGCTATAGAACTTAGTGCGACAAGCACGTATCAAGGTGAAACAAGTGTGCCAACAATAGCAAAACAAGTTCTTGTATCGGATCAAGATAGACATGTAATTGCTTTTGGATGTGATGGATTGGGTGCAAATTCGTCCGCCACACAAGGCAATGGAGTACAAGATCCTTTGTTGATACGTTTTTCATCCCAAGAAAACCCAGTTGATTTCTTTCCAACGGCTACAAATACAGCAGGTGATTTAAGACTAGGTGGTGGATCGACTTTTGTTCAAGCGGTTGAAACAAAACAACAAATATTATGTTTTACTAACAAAACACTACACGCCATGAAATTTATAGGCCCTCCTTTTACTTTTGGCTTGCAGGAACTATCTAAGAATATTACCATTATGAGCCCGTTTTCTGCGATAGCTGTTGAAGATGCGGTGTTTTGGATGGGTGTAGACACTTTTTATGTATACTCTAATGGTCAAACAATACAGCTGCCCTGCACTGTAAAGGACAAAGTATTTTTAGATTTTAATTTTGCAGAGCGTGATAAAGTACATGTAGGATTAAACTCAGAGTTCAGTGAAATATTATGGTTTTATCCTTCATCTGCTGGAACAGAAATAGATAAATATGTTGCGTACAACTATTTAGAAAAAATTTGGTATTATGGGACACTTGCAAGACAAGCATGGCTTGATAGAGGTATTAGAAACCTACCACAAGCCACAGGTGGTTCGTTGTTGTATAACCACGAGGTTGGATTTGATGATGACGGGTCCGCTATGACTTCTTTTATTGAATCTGCTTCTATTGGGGCGGGAGATGGAGACAAATTTATTTTTCTTAAAAGAGTGATACCTGATATTACCTTTGACGGTTCAACTAGTGTAAACCCTGACGTGTCTTTTACCATGAAATCTAGAAACAACCCTGGGGCTAACTTTAACCAAACAACACAAAACACGGCCCAAAGATCTTCTACAAGTCCTGTTGAACAATTTACAGAAAAATTAGATTATAGATTGCGAGGTCGATCTTTTTCTTTAAGGATAGATTCTACATCGTTGGGTACAAAATATAAGTTAGGTACGCCAAGAGTTGATATACGAGAGGATGGTAGACGATAATGTTAATAACCAGTATTCCTCAATACATACAAGGTTTAACAAACGCTAAGTTGGATTTAACAACAACCGATGTAACTGTTTTATATACTGCACCCAGTGATGCAGACTTTAATGCGTCTGTTGTTAGTTCTATAATAGTGTCAAATGATTCGGGTAGTTCTGATACAATAACCTTGACACTAACCAGTGGCAGTGATGTATTTAGTTTGTTTCAAGTCAAGTCTGTGGCTGCGAATACATCCATAGAATTACTAACAAGAGATTTAATTTTAGAAAGTGGCGAGATATTGAAAGCAACGGCTGCAACTGCTAATAGATTACATCTTGTAGCTAGTATACAAGAACTATCAAAGACAAGAGTAACAACGAGTGCATTATCACGGATATAGTATTGAACAAACTTATTATTTAAGGTAGACTATGAAACATGGACCAAGCGCTTAAAAAAGAAGAGATACCTGCAGGCGGCATTGCGGACTTTGTAATGACCGATGAGCAGATAGA